AAACATGACTGTCAAATGGGACGGAGCTCCTGCTATCTTTGCTGGTATAGACCCAGAAGATGGTGAGTTCTTTGTTGCAAAGAAATCAGTATTCAATGTTAATCCTAAACTATACAAAACAGATGCAGAGATAGATGCAGATTTATCAGGTGCGTTAGTGAGTAAATTTAAGATTGCACTTGAAGAGTTCTCTAAACTAGGTATCAAAGGTGTATTACAGGGTGACCTTATGTTCACAGATGATGTAGAAACTACAACCATAGATAAAGAGAAATACTATACATTCCAACCAAATACAATCGTATATGCAATCCCAGTAGATTCAGATTTAGGAGCTGTAATCAATAAAGCAAATATTGGTATCGTATGGCATACAACATATACAGGTGGTGCATTACAAGATATGAAAGCTTCTTTTGGTGCAGATATTAAATCATTATCTAAATCAAGTTCTGTATGGATGGATGATGCAACATACAAAGATGTATCTGGTAAGGCTACATTTAATGCAAAAGAAACAGACAAAATAACTGCTATACTATCACAAACTGGTAAAACTTTTCAAAAAATTAATTCAGGGGCCCTTACTAAGTTTCTTAAATTACAGGATAGTCTAACTGGTGTATTAGCAGGTGCATCATTAAAGACTTACAATAACAGTAAAGTTAGAGCAGGCCAGAAGATATCTAATCCTAATAAACATGCTGTTGGATATGTTAGATGGGTAGATATGTCTGTTCAGAAACAGATTGATAAGGTTAAAACTCCTGCTGCTAAGAAAAAATATACCAAGATACAAAAAGAATATATGAGAGAGTTTAGTAAACTTACAAATACTCTTATAACAGTTATCACATTCCAAAATTTATTACTAGATGCTAAGACGCAAATTATAAATAAACTAAATAGTGTAAAGGGTCTAACTGATACATTTATCAAGACCTCAAATGGATTTAAAGTAACAAACCCAGAAGGTTATGTTGCAATTGATAGAGTGAGTGGAAACGCAGTTAAACTTGTAGACCGTATGGAATTCTCGTTTAATAACTTCACAGCTATCAAATCATGGGATAAGTAATTGAAAACATTTCTAGATAAATATGACGAACTATCAGAGTTTAGAGTCATATCTAAAGCACAGAGAAAGAAGATGGGTTTACGTATGAAACGTATGGCCAAATCATCTGCGTTTAAAGCAAAGAAGGCTAGAAACAAATTACGAATTGCTTCCCCAGAAAAGATATTAATGAAAGCAAGAAAACTTGCAAAACAAAAAGTTCTCGATAAATTTTTTAAAAACTATAAAACAATGGGTTTACAACAGAGAGTTAAAGTAGACCAAATTATTGCAATGAAATATGGTGGTTTTATAGACAAGGTTGCTAAAAAGATGGTTAAGGTTGTTAAAAAGAAAGAAATTTTAAAAGTAAGAGACGCAAAGGCGGCAAAGAAAGATGCGTAAATTTTCTGACATAACAGAAGCAACTGGTAAGATTGTATTTACGTTTGGACGTTTCAATCCACCTACGACTGGCCATGAAAAACTTATCACTAAAGTTGCATCAATTTCTGGTTCTGACCCCTATAGAATATATCCATCATTAACACAGAATCCAAAGAAAGACCCATTACCTCATGCACTAAAAGTTGCATACATGAGAAAGATGTTTAATAAACACTCAAAGAATATTATTGCAGATAAGAAAGCTGTAACTGCTATAGATATTGCAGTAAAACTCTATGATGAAGGTTTCAAAGATTTAGTCATGGTTGTTGGTTCTGATAGAGTAAAAGAGTTTGATAGTTTACTTAAAAGATACAATGGTGTGTCTGGTAAAAGACATGGGTATTATAAGTTCAATACAATAAGTGTAGCATCTGCTGGTGAACGTGACCCAGATGCAGAGGGTGTAACTGGTATGTCTGCATCTAAGATGAGAGCAGCTGCAGTAGAAGGTGATGAAAAATCTTTTGCAATGGGTGTACCTAAAGGTTTTAAAGATGTAAGTAAACTATTTCAAGATGTTCGTAAGAACATGGGTATTCGTGAAGATAGAGATATGGGTTCTATGACAGACTTTGAGAGTGTGCGAGATGCATACCTAGTAGGAAAAGTGTGGAACGTAGGAGATTTGATAGAAGCAAATGGTGTAACAGGTATCATTATTCGTAAGGGAACTAACTATGTTTCTTACAATGATGGTAATGGTAAAGTACACAAAGCATGGTTGCATGACATTACATTAGATGAAAGAAACTATGCAAAAGAATATGCAAACTATCAAGGAACACCAGAACAGATTGCAAGACGTTCTTCAAGGAACAAAGCTCGTAAGATTATGGGTGATAAAGCAGTTAAGGGTATGGACGTTGGACATAAAGATAACGACCCTCTAAACAATGACCCAAAGAATTTAAAGATGGAAGACCCTTCTAAGAATCGTAGAGAACCTAGATTAAGAGAAAAATCTGATTTAGATGAAATTCCTATGGCATTATTAAAAGTTAAAAATGCTATCAGTCAAATGACGCACCCTAAAGGGTACGAGGATATGGTTAAACAATATGTACGATATATGAGTGAACCAAAACCTTATGGAACTAAAGGTATTGTAATCAATGATATTGCAAAACAACGCAAAAATGTAGATGTGAGAAGTTTTGCACAATACATTAATAAACTAGTTTCTAAGGGTAAACTACCAAAGAACTTAGCTGCAAACTTTGATATTGTTTCTGAGGTTAAACAAGACCCAGATATAGAAGATAGTAAGGGAACAGAACCAGCAAAGTATTATGCAAAAGATTCTGAAGGTAAAGGAATGTCAGTTTCAACAAAGAAAGCAAGAGATACTCACTTTACAAAAAAGAAGAAAGGCCCTGCTCCAGGCGATGCAGATGCAACAACTAAACCATCTACTCATACTAAAAAGTTCAAAAAGATGTATGGAGAAGCAAAAGCAGTTGCTGGTAGTAAAGTTCATAAGTTTATTAAAGGACACAACTTACCAATTGATGGTAAAAAATATAAAGAGATTGAATTTGAAACTAAAGGTATAGACAACTCAAGTAAAACTGTTAAGTTAATGGTGATACACCCAAAAAAAATATTTGGAAAAGAATTTAATGTACCTTTTAAAACATTAAGAATGGGCCCGTTTACAAAACTAGATATTCCTAATCAAATGGAAGTATTGAGTAAAGGTGCAGATCAGGGAGATTACATTGATGATTTCGCAAAGTCTGATGCACCACAGTTTAAGGGTAAGTCTAAAGAGAAACGCAAAGATATGGCAATTGCCGCATTTAAATCAAAGGATGAAGACTACACACACTATCCAGGCCAAGTAGACCCAGAGAAAGATAAGTCAGATGGTTGGATAGTTGGTGACCCAACTCAACCTATTGAGTTTGATGGTAGTGATACAAAATCTATACTAGATAAAGCAAATAAAGAAGTTGAAAAAGAAAGAAAGGTTAAAGTTGAACCTTTTGTTGAAAGTTTTCAAATAGACGAAGCACTTACAATGACAGTTAAGGGTAAGGGTAAAGAAAAGTATAGACTTGGATACGACCAAAAATTTACTATGTTTAATAAAGGATATACTTCTATTGGTATAACCAAACAACAAGTCTATGTTGCTAAAGGCCCAGATGGAGAAAGAGTTTTTTCTAAGAAAGAATTTGAAACACTATTAAAAAAAGGTAGTATAAAAATGGTTGATACTGGTTCAATTGCACAGGAACAAGTTCAAATAGGGGAAGAATCCATGATTGTAGAAAATGAAGGTTTAAAAAACAAAGCAGAGAAATCTGGTATATCTTACAGTATTTTAAAACAGGTATACAATAGAGGATTGGCTGCATATAAGGGTGGACATAGGCCTGGAACTACTGCACCACAATGGGCAATGGCAAGAGTTAATTCATTTATAACAAAGGGTTCAGGAACTTGGGGTAAAGCAGATAAAGACCTTGCAGATAAAGTCAGGGGTGAAGCAGTAAATCCAGCACAACAAGCTGCAATCGCAATATCTAAAAAGAAGAAGGCAGATGGTAAATCTGTAAATGAATGGTTTGAAGCAAATACAACTAGAGCAAAGTATCAGTTACAACACGGAGATAACTGGTGGTGGAAGATGAACGAAACACATGATGCAATGTTAGAGAAACTTGGATTGTGTTGTGATGATTGCATAACAGAAGAAGAGTTGCCTTGTCCACCAGCAACAAAAGATGTTAAAATAAATACAAAGAACAGAGATGCAACGATTAAAAATCACAACTATGGCCCTTTAAATGTAGATGAGCCTGGTGATTATTTCGAGAAGGTTGCGAAGTACTGGAAGACAACAGAAGAAGCTGCAAAGAAATCATTGTGTGGAAACTGTGTTGCATTTGATATTTCACCAAGAATGAACGAATGTCTGCCTGGTGAAACCTCAGATGGTGATGGTGTACTAGGTTATTGTCATATGCATCATTTCAAATGTCATTCTGCAAGAGCTTGTCATACATGGGCAAAGGGTGGCCCAATCAAATCAGATGAAAAATCTTACGACTGGCAAAGTAGGGGACAAAAGGAAAGTGTTCAAGAAGCAGATGGCCCATGTTGGGATGGATACAAACAAGTTGGTATGAAAAACAAAAGTGGTAGACAAGTTCCAAACTGTGTACCAGAGGGAAATAATATTGATGAAGCTGATGATAAACTATTAGATGTCTTAAAGAAAAAACTTTCTGACGAAGGTGGTGCAGCTGGTTTTAAAGACTTAGAAGATGCTGCAGATAAAATGGGTGTTGATTTAACACCAGATATGTTGAAAAAAATGTCTGGTATAAAACAACATAAAGACGGTGATTATATATTAGAAAAAACAAAGTTAGCAAAATTCAATCAATTTGAAAGTATTAATGCGTGGGGTGAACTTCCAGAAGAAGATAAGAGTGGTAAAAAACTAAATAATCCTACAAGTGGTGATGTAAAGAAATATAAAGTTTATGTTAAGAACGACAAAGGAAATGTGGTCAAAGTAGAGTTTGGTGACCCTAACATGTCAATCAAACGAGATGACCCAGCGAGAAGAAAAGCATTTAGAGCAAGACATGGTTGTGATAAAGACCCTGGCCCTAAATGGAAAGCAAAATATTGGTCTTGTAAGTTTTGGTCTACCAAATCTGTAACAGACTTAATGAAAGGTTAGTAAGATGTCAAAATATATAGTAAACATGGCCGATCAGTTAAACTTGATTAGAGCAAATGCACAGGAAAAACTTAGAAAAGAAGCTGAGGTAGTGGTTGAAGTTGAAAAACCTTCTGCACTTCAAACAGCAGCTGTTGACTATCTTAGTAGAAAAGACGAACCTCACCCATTAAGTCAAAATAAAAATCTTAATGAAGAAACACTTGATGAAGGTAAAATGGATGGTGCTGCCAAAGATTTAGAAAAAGAAGCAAAACAAAATAAAGGTAGTATGGATGAGAAATCTTATAAGGTAATGGCTAAGTTAATGAAACAAGGTAATCCTAAACAAATACTGTCTTATTATAAAGGACTTGACACAGAACCAAGAGAACGTATCGCAATGATTTTAAAGAAAAATATAGGTGAAAAACAAGCAGGAAAAATATTATCTGTTTCATTTAGTAATAATAGAGAAGAAGTTGAACTTGATGAAAATGTTAATTCTGATATCAAAAAGATTTTGGATAAAGAGAAAATATCTTATAAAATACAAACATCTAAGCATCCTTTAGGTCAAAAAGGTATAATAACTGGTGTGTTTGTTCAAGCAAAAGATGAGAAAAAAGCAAGTATTGCTTTGGGAAAAATATCACCATATCCACATACCATAACAACACATGCAGAAGAAGTTAACCTTGATGAAAAAAAAAGTGTAAGACAACTAATTAACCCTACAAAAGAAGTAATGATTGTTAAAAAAAATAAAGTTATTGTTATTGACAAGAAAGACCAAGATAAATATATGAAACAGGGTTGGACACTTGCTGAAGAAACTAAACTTGAAGAAGCTCGTTGGAAAGTTAAAATAGAAGGACTTCCACCTATATACATGGATTCTAAATCTGCTGGTGAAGTTAGGGTACAATTAAGAAAACTTATTAAAAAACCAGATATGATACAAGACATTGAAAGAGTTACAGATGCAGAAGTAAATAAAGCTTTAAGAAATAAAATTTCTGGAAAAGAAGTAGAAGAAGCAAAACTTAGAGAGGAAGTTGGCCTTGATGAAAAAATAAAAATTGAATTTAAAACTGACCCTAAAAATTCTAATAAAACCATGATTATGAAAAAAGGAAAACATCAAGGAGACATTATAAAGACTAACAAAGGTTATCAAGTAATGCAATTTAATAAACCAGCAGGAAAGATTTTCAAGTCATTAGATGATATAAAACCAGCAGTTAGAAAATTATATGGTGAAGCAAAACTTATTGATAAACCAACTGGTGAAGTTTTAAAGACAGGTTCTAAAGAAAAGATGGAAACTGAGAAAAAAAGAAACAGAGATGAATTACAAGTAAAAGAGTGGTTCAAGTTAAAGAACATTGATGTAAAGGTTCGTGAATTAGACGAATCAACACAAGTGTATGTTCCACTAGGAAAAAGAATACCAAACGAAATTCGTGAGGAATTAATTAAAACACAATATGGTAAAATGCCAGAAGATGTAAAAAACGTAAAAGATATCAATTATGGTAACTTTATGGAAAATTCTATTACTATGAATAATGACTTCTGGACTAAAGTTTTACATGACACTAAGGGAGAATAGAGATGTCAAAATATATGGATACCAAAACAGGCAGTCTTGAGGAGTCAATCTTAGGCGTTTGGCAAGAAGCTGCAAAGAAACAAGAAGCACTTGACGCTGTTGATAAAAACGCAGTCAAGAAAAAATTTGCTGATAGAAAAGACAAAGATATTGACAATGATGGGGATACAGATAGTTCTGACAAATTCCTACACAAGAAACGTAAAGCAATATCAAAAGCAATATCAAAAGACGAGGGTAATGCATTTGGAAAAGCTCTAATGTCTGCTAAAGAAAAGGGTGAGAAAACTTTTGTTGTTGCTGGTAAAAAGTATAACGTAAAAGAAGAAGTTGAACTTAGTGAGAAAGTATCTTATGTTGAATATAAATTTAAAAATGCAAGAGATGCTGGAGATGCAAAGAAATACTTTAATGCACAACAAAGAATGTCTTTTGATGTAAATGATGATAATGTTCGTGGTGGTGAACTTATGGTTGATGCTGGTAAAAAAGATATGACACAGTATCATAAAGAAGTAATGAAAAAATATAGTCCAAAAGTTATTAGTAGTGAAAGTTTACAGACTGAAGCAGATGACTTCAGAACTCATATGATGTATGACCCAAAAACTGGTAAAAGTTATGAAGCAAAAAGTATGGATGACCACAACAGAATGTCTAAGATGGGTTATACTCATAAGAAACCTAAGATGGAAAACTATGAGGTTGGTACAAAAGAACGTACAGACCATACACTTAATGTTACTCCAGGCCAATCACCAGAAGAGTTTGAACAACAAGTAGGTGTTATGCAAACAAAAAATAACTACATGCGTGAAGCACTTGCTAAAATGTGGGGTATGAAAGAAGGTCATAATCCTTTCGTCAAAGACAAAAAAGAAGAAAAGAAACCTAAAGTTGAAAAAACTATGACTGGTAAGAAAGCAACAGAAGTTAAAGTTGACCCAGATTTGGATGAAAATAAAAGCAAGTAACACCTTGACATGTAGCGTAAAGTGTGGTATAGTAGTACTATAATAAAGAAAGATAAATGATGAGAAATATAGAAGAACTATACGAAGTTAATACAGAAGATTTACCAGATTTATATTGTGATATGGATCAGGTTTTGGTTGATTTTCTTGGTGGTGCCGAAGAAGTAGTAGGCGCCCCATTTGCAAAATCAGATAATAAAACTCGTTGGAGTAAGATATCTGGTACAAAAGATTTTTGGGCAGACTTAGATTGGATGCCTGGAGCAAAGAAACTATATCAGAGGGTTGCAAAATACGATACTCGTATCCTATCTGCATACTCTGGTAAAGACTCAAATTCTAAGAGTGGAAAAATGAAGTGGCTAGGTAAGAATACTAAAGTACCTAGAGGTAGAACACATTTGGTTAAACGTGAAGATAAGAAAGCGTTTGCAAAAACCAAAGATGGAAAACCAAATGTCCTTATTGATGATTATATTAAAAACATTCAAGAATGGGAGAGTGCTGGTGGCATAGGTATAAGACATACCGAAGTTAGTAAAACTCTCGCAGAACTCAAGAAATTGGGTTTTAAATAATTATAAATAGTTAAAAAGACTATTTTATTTAATAAGGAGAAACAAAATGAGTTTATGGGGTATCACAACTGCCGCAGAAGACAAGCCTAAGTTTTTACCAGTAGACAAAAACGCTGCTGGTTCAACTGGAGCTAGAGAACACGCAATTGCAGTTGCAGGTGGTTGGGGATTAGCTCCAGGCCTTGCAGCTTCAGGTAACGATAACGCAAATGCAACACCAGAAGTTCTGGTTTGCGTAAGAAATCTTGCAGAATTTATGGGTAGTGCTTCTATTATTGGTATTAATTGGACAGATGCTACAGTAGCTAATACTGGAACATTTGATATCACAGTAACATTTGATGAAGCTGTAGATATTACATCTGCTACACGTTCAGCCGATCAAGTAATAACAAACAAAGCATACATTTTATTATCAAGAGTTGGTAAAACTGACATGGTAGAAGATAGTACAATGGCTTGTCAATATTTCTCTGGTTCTGGAAGCAATCAAATAGTATTCAGAGGTTTAGCTGTAACTAATGCTGCTGCTGGTTTCCTTGCTTTTAACGGAGAAGGTGTTGGTGAAGCTGGAATAATTACAGGAATTAACTTTGACGGAACTGCTGCTATGACAGAAGAAGATGGAAAAGCTGCAAATGGTCTTAGATTAGAATCTGGTACTGCTTCAGCTGGAACTGCTGGTGGTAGTTTACTTGCAGACGGAAGTGCTGCTGCAACATTGACAGTAAATGGTGCATTGACACAAGCAACAACTCTTGTTGTAGATGCAGTCGCTGGTGCAACACTTGTTGCAGGTCAAGTTATAACAGTAAATGGTTCTGGTAGTGCTCCTGCTGCTTCAATTACTGATGCAGATGGAGGTACTGGAATTTCAACTGATAACAGTCTAACAATTACTGCTGTTGCTTCACAAACAAGTGTTACAGTTAGTGAACCAATCACAGTTGCAAATAACATAGTTTTACTTGCATCTACAAATGGTGGTGAAGAAATTGTTTCTGATTCACTTAACTTTACAGTTGCTGGGCCGACATACGATAGTCGTTCTGACATTAAAACTATTACAAGAACTGGTGCAGACGATAGTGTTGCTATTGAACTTGAAGATGGTACTGAAGACCTAGACGGAATAGGTGGTGGTCAAGGTACTGAATTCAGACTTGTTCAAGAATCTGGTAATGCTGCTTCAGCTGATAGTGATGGTAGAAATGAAGAAGGTAAACTTCTTAATACCGATCCATATGTTGTAGAAACAGCATTAAATGATGCTGCTACGTTCTTAGGATCAGGTAGTACTAGTGGAACTGCAAATATCTTAAAAGGTATGGATGTTGCTGCTGCTTAGTAACTATAAATAGAATAAAATGAGGGGTATTGATTACCCCTCATTAAAGAATTATAATGAGTCTTTTATAGGCAAGTGATGTGAGATAGGATACGTCTGATTTCTCACAGTAGAATTCCCCAATCAAGGGGTTTAAATTAAAGGAGACCTTAAATGGCCGATTTAAAAATAAGTGGATTGACCTCTATCGCAGCTGCGACTACGAGGGCAGATTTACTTCACGTAATTGATGCTCCAAGTGGAACACCAAGTAATAAAAAAGTTACAATAGGTGAAATGATAAACTCATTACATACACCTGTCAAACTAGCTGCTGGAACACAAGACTTAACTGAAGCATCTCACGCTGGTAGAATGTTAATTGTACCAAACCAAACAGGAGCTTCAATACTTACATTACCTACTCCAAAAATTGGTATGTCTATGCGATTTACTTACGGTGGTGTTGCTGCAGACGCTCAAAATACTGCAATATCAGCAGGAACAGGAAATAGTTTATTCTTTTTAGGAAGTATATTCTTTACAGAGGCAACTGGCACTCCAGCACATGCTGTTGCATACTCTAATAATTCTTCAAATGAACTCATTACACTTGTAACACCAATTAATTTTGATGTTCTTTGTGTTGGCATTTCAGCTACAACTTGGCAAGTATCTGGGTATTGTGCATCTGCATCAACACCTACA